TCAAGGCCTACCCCAGCTTCGAGTTCAAGATCGACGGGAAGACCTACAGCTGCAAAAAGTACACCGACGCGAACAGGCGTCTGACCGAACTTCTCCAAGAGCGGGCGAAATTCGGCAGCACCAGCAACACGTCAGTCACGTTGGGCGCATATTCGGAACAATGGTTGGAACGACGGCAGAGGGATGCAGACCCGAAGACGTTCGCCAACTATCGAACCATCGTCCGCAAGCATCTGCGCCCGTACCATTCGCAGAAAATGTCGAACCTGAACGCCGCAGTCTGCGACCGCATCGTAAATGGTCTCACCGTCGCGAAGACCATCGATGGCAAGAAAATGCACGTGAAGGCCAGTCTCAGCCTCCGCCGCCAGACGCACACCACATTGAACCAGATTTGCAGTGCCGCCGTAGCAGATAGGATTCTTCCCACGAATCCGATGGGTGGCGTTCCTACTCCGAAGGACAAGGACATCAGTCTTGCCGACGAGCGCAAGAACGAAGCGCACGAGCGTACCGCATTCACCGATGACGAGGCGAAGCGTATCCTCCAAGCCGCCAATGAGTTGGGCATCCGCAAGGGTGCGATGGAATGGTTCAGACTATGCACCGGTATGCGCCCCGGCGAAATCTTGGGGGCTTCGCTCCAAGACCTCGAACTGACCACCACGGCAAACGGCATCCCCTACGGCGAATACACCGTCAACTGGAAACTGGAGGAGTTGAAGAAGGAGCACGGTTGCGGCGAACCAGACCGTAAAGGCGTGTACCCGTGCGGATACAAGCGTGGTGCCGCATGTCCGCAATGGAGGTGGCGTATTCCAGACGGCTTCGACATGATCGAGTTGCAAGGCCGCTGGTGTCTCACCCCGCCGAAATCGAAGCGTGGAAGGAAAGTGCCAATCATTCCCGCATTGGCGCAGACACTCGAAGCATACTTGGTGGATACCGCTGAAATACCGAACCCGCATGGACTCCTGTTCCGTCATGATGACGGCTCCCCTATCGAACCGGAAGAGGATATCGAACAGTTCCGCAAACTGTTGGAAGCGGCGGGAGTACCCAATGCGGAGCATAGGAGCCGTCACGAAACCCGTCATACCGTCGTTACCATCCTCATGTCAATGGGCGTGGATGTCGGACTGGTCGAGGAAATCGTGGGCCATTCCAGCCGTCTGATGGTCGAACACTACCGTCATGCCGGGTTGAAAGAACGGTTGGCCGCAATGGAAACGATGAACTCCGCATTAGACTTGAAGCAGATCGAACAGAAAGGTGTCGTAAATGCCGCATGAGCTTGATGTAGTTTCGTATAGGGAAGGATACGGTCGAGGATTCGATGAAGCGTTGAAACTCGTAGAACGATAGGGGTTCGTATTCAACGCACCCAGAATGGTGATAAACGGAGCCGGTTACGATACCTGGCATCCAGAAGACGAGTTCACAAAGAAGATAACCATCACCGAACAGCAGTTGGACATTGAGAAACATACGGCGGTGCAAACTGTGGTGGATCACATCAGGGAAAAGTTTTGCAACATGTATCAAAACCGCTATTACGACCAAATGGGCCAACAAATAGACTTTGGTGATGGCGATAGAGCCAATCGAACCGCAGAATAGAAGCCCTAAAACGCAGAAAAGCCCCTCCCCCAGCATGATGCTGAGAGAGGGGCAACTTGTACAGGACGCGTACTAGCTGGGCATAGTATTCTTACACTTCTCTAACATCATGTTAGAGAAATGAAAGGTTTCTACTCGGAATACTTTGCCTTCAACTCGCTGACGCCAATCAAAGCGCCAACCAAGACGGCCAGAGCGTTCAACGTGGTCACGATCTGGTCAACGCATGGAAGGTTCCATGCTGGGCCGACCACATGCACGAACACAGCCAAAGCGGGCAACGCGATAAGCGCCAACCACTTCAGCACCTTGTACGCTTCGTCCGGCAGGATGTAGTTGTTTTCTTCGCCTGTTTCTTCCTGCGGCTTTTCGCCGTCATTCTGAGTCTCCTTGACTTCATCGACCATAATCGGTCTCCTTACCAGTAGAGGGTTTCGCCTGGATAGATCAACGCCGGGTTGCCCGAACGATAACCGTGGATGCTGTACATGTTCACTCTGTAGTATCCGGCGATGCCGCTCAACGTGTCACCGGAGCGGACGGTGTAACGGTGAGTGCTGTACGTGTTGCTGACCGGCTGACGTGCGACGCCGGTACCACGACGGCAGACCGTCTCGCCAGCGTAGATGATGTTCGGGTTGCCCGAACGATAACCTGTGTACTGGTTCCATGAACCGCCATTACGTGCAGCGATGGTGCTAAGAGTGTCACCACTCTTGACGGTCACGCAGACGCTACCGCAGTTCGTGTTGGCCGGAGCGCTCACTGTCGAGCCTCCACCCAAACGCTGGTTCACAATCGCCATCACACGGTCGTAGGCACCGCCAAGAGCCTGACGGCGCTCATTGCCGTTGCCGTAGACTCCACGAATGACCTTGGTAGCCATATCGTTGTAGTCCGGCGTGGTAGTCACCTGCGGCTTAACCGGGTCGTGGCGAACCTCGGTCTTGGTCTTGCCACGATCACCGTTGGCGATTTTCTGCCAAGCGTCACGCTCACCGAAGAACAGGTTAAGGTCAAGCGGGCCGACACCGTTCAGATAGCCGGTAGACGCATACTGCACCATGCCCTCGCCCTTGCTGCCCGCATTCCACGGAGTGGACTGCCAGCCGGTCGCGTTCATCGACGCATACTGAGCCTTCCACAGCATGCAATGGGCGCGCACGTCGGACGGAATCTGATACACGGCGGAATCCTGCACGTACACGAGCGGCCAGACCTTGGTACGCGAATACACCTGGTTGACCCACTGGCGCACCCAATCGCCGTTGCCCCAAGCTGCGTTGCCGTTGGACTCCCAATCCAACGCGAGCACGCACTGGCCCACATAGCCGCTGAACTGGTTGAGATAATGGTTCACCTCGGCGGTGACGTTCCCGCCGTCCGCGTAATGGTAGCCGCCACAAGCCTTGCCGGTCTGCCGCGCCCAATCGGTCTGGCTGCGCCAAGACGGATTCACGTAGCCGCCACCCTCCGTGATCTTCACGATGGCCGCGTCCGCGTCCACCACGCGCGTCACGTCGGCGGACTGCCATCCACTCACGTCGATGACGTTCATATTCGCGCTGGCGACCGGCGCGACAGCGACGCACAACACCGCAGCCAACGCGGTCAACGGCTTGCCGATATGCCGACGCAGACGCTTGTGCTTCGGCTTGCCTTTGTTGTTGAGGATGCCCAAATCCTCTCCTTCCCGCCCCCAAGTCAAGGGGCAAATAGAAAAGCCATCCCGAAATGGGATGGCTTTGAAGTGTGAAAATCAATGCCTGTGCGCGCCATGATTGAACACGAGAACTAGCGCGAGCAGCAGCAGATATATGCCGCCAGCGGTTAATGCCGGTCCTCCTGTATGTGCGCGTCGAGGATGTCGTTGCGCATTTCCGTGCCGACGCCATTGCCTCCCAGACCGCTGTAGGCGCGATAAATGCGTTCAGCGGTCCGTTTCGTCTCGACGGTGCATACGCCGCCGTTGTCCACCATCTGCTGGTGCAGCAGTTCAAGCTTGCAGAACAGCAGCTCCTTCACGCCCTCGTGCAACGGGTCGCGCCTGTTGTCGATTCTGTTGAGCACCCATGGGACGAGCGCTCCGAAACCACCGGAACCGATGATGGCGACGATGATGGTGATTGCTTCCTGATTCATCTATGCCTTCTTACTCAGAACCACGGGTCGAGAAGGTTTTGCTGCACCTCCGCGCGGTATTCCTCCGGTACTTCGTCCAGCGTCTTGCGTCCGGCCTTGACCAGACGGGTGTACATGCGGACTGCTGCGGCATGATTGAATCTGACCATTGTTCTCACTCCTTGTTCTTGTTGTCGGCGGAATTGTCGGCAGCGTTCTTGCCGGTGTCGGAATCGGTGGAATCCGTCGTATCCCCGTCCTCGCCCGCCATCAGGTCGGCCAGCAATTGCGCGTTGTCCAGGCTTGCCTGTTCCAATGCGCTCACGCGGTCGAGCACCGGCCTGGAACTGGTGGCGTCACCCTCGAACAGGACATCCGCCTGTTCGATGGCCTCCTGTTCGAGCAACGGGAGCACCTGATATGATTCGACTGCCGTATACTCCACGTATTCCGGCTGATTGTCGGTCGCGTCATGGGTGACGGTCCTGATGTTGCGGCGGATGCGGATGTCGGCCAGTCCGTCATCGCGGAGATGGTAGTCCACCTTTTCCAACGGGGTTGCGGAAGAGACGTTCTGAATCATCTGTTATCCTTTCTTTCGGCTTGCCGCGACGGTGTTTCTGGCGCGGCGGACGATTTGATCGACGTTGTTTCGACGCCGGTATTGGATGGAATCGCTGTTTTTGAGCCAGCCGTAGTAGCTGGCGCAACGGTATGCGAGCCGAAGACTCGTAGGGTTCCGCGCGTATCGGCGGAATGAGCGGCGTGCGCGCAGGAAGATACCCGCCCTGACGCCGGTATGGTCCGGGCGGAAGGTGAAGCCCACCATGTCGATTGGCTCCACGCCGACATGCTTGATGTTCCATGTCGGATGAATCTCAAGACGGAGCGTGTCTTGCAGGTAGGCGCGTATGCGTTTGACGGCGATGGTCAGATCACGCTTCGATCTGCCGATCAGGAGAATGTCGTCCATGTAGAACAGCAGGTGCGTGACGAGCCGTCTGGTGGCGGTTTCGCCTGTCCTGCGGTTCACACGCTCCTTGGAAAGATGCTGTTCGCAGAAATGGTAGGCATACGAGAGGTAATAGTTGGCGAGCCATTGGCTCAGATAGGAGCCGATGTTCAATCCGTCATCGCCCGCGTATTGGTCGATGAGGTGGAACGTCAAATCCAGTAGCCGCCTGTCTCCCACGTCACGCGAGAGCAAACGTTTCAACACTTCACGGCTGATGCTTGGATAGCATTTACGCACGTCCAGTTTCACGAACACCCTGCTGGATGGTTCGCGCACCCATTTCTTGATCGCGCGACGAGCATCGGCTATGCCGCGATTCGGTATGCTCGCCGTCTGCCATCTGCCTACCTTCGCGCGGAGCATCGGCATCAACGCCTGACCGGCGACATAATCGTATATCTGATGGCGGATGCTCTCACGTCCGATGGTGCGTATCTTGCCTGAAATCGGCTCCACGCGCCGGAAATAGCGGATAGGAGCGAACGAGTATTCGCCGCGTCGTATCTCGTCGGCGATCTGCCGTGAAAGCAAATCCAAGTCCGGGTGGCGGCGGAGGAAATCATTCACGTCACGCCGTGACTTCTTGCCTTTCAGGAATTTCTCGATGCAGTCGCGCACGAACCCGGGTTCGGTGATACGCGAGTGTTTGCAGTATGTTTTCATAAAAGCTATAGGGGGAATGTTGGCGGCGTTCGCAATGTGCTACCAGCCGCGTTCTTGATCTGATTTTCGGCATGGCCGAGGCTTGCCCTCTCGCATATCCCCTGCGCGGAGGGTAGTCGTGACGGAAAATTAAGAGATACCCTATTGGCGACCGCCGTAGTTCCACCTAGCATTCGACAAATCGTTCCTGCCATTCGCGTTGAACAACCCGCAGTGCGAACCGTCCCAGAGATAGCCACCGCGCCGCAAGAGGCAGAGGAACCCGGCGAAACCGTCACGAATCCCTAAGAATCATTACCGATAGTTATATCCGATGGGGGAGTAGAGGGGGCTTTCGCCCCCTCGCTGACGCTCACCCCCAACCGCCCGCACTAGGCGTGCGTGCGGCCAAGAACGGATAGGCGACCGCCGCAGCCCCACCAAGCATGCGACAAACCGCCCCCGCCATCCGCGTGGAACAACCCGCAGCGCGAACCGTCCCAGAGACAGCCACCGCGCCGCAATTCATGCAGGCCCGGAGCGCTGATCGGGTTGATGATGAAAGCGTCCGTCAGGCCGCTGGTGCTCGTAGCACCCACGCCGATCGGGAGCAGGAATCCGTGCTTCTCAACGAAGTCGGTCTGCCACTGCCACTGGTTGTCGGTCTTGTCGGTTACGGCGGGATAGTCGCCCACATGCACGTAGTCGGCGGTGATGGCGGTGCCGCTCGCCTTCGTGGTGTCGAACACCTTCCACACCTCGGTATGACCGGAAGTGTCCGAATCCTTCACGTTCTTCAGGATGATGTCGCCCTCGGTCTCGTAGACTCCGGCGAACAGTTCGATGCCCTGCAACTTGATCGGCTGGCGCGTCTTGGACACGTCCTCGCGCGGAATGCCGTCATTGCCGAGCACGCCATCGGTAGCGCCGGTCAGATACGGCATCTGGGTCACATGCATGGCGGTCGTGGTGGTGAAGGCCGCTCCGGACACGTTGATGGCGGTGGTTGCCGAGTCCACGCTGGTCTTGCTGATGACCTTGCGGTATGCCGCGGCCTCGCCGGTCTTATTGTCGTCACGGTCGGTGCCCGTACCAATGCTGACGTAGGAGCCGAGGTCGATGCTGGCCGCGTCGGAAGCCTTGACCAGCGCGCGCGTGACGTTGGTTTCGGCCTTGCTGACGTTGACCTGACCGGAACCGTTGAAATCACCGCCGAGATACCTTTCGATGCCCTTGGTCGCGTACTTCAACAAGTACATCAACTGGGTGTAGAACGTGTCGGCGGAAGTCTTTCCGCTATAGCCCTTGCCCTTGCTGGTTGGCACGGCCACGGAGCCCTGTTCGCTCATGGAGGCCAGAATCTGACCCGAGACGGACGCGGCCTTGCCGCCGTAATTGGACAGCGGATACTTCGCATACGCCATGCACGGACGGAGAGAGCCGTCCGGCAGCAACGCGCCCGGCATCGGAGAATAACCGTCGTACTGGGTGTCCGAATACCAGATGGTGCAGTAGTTCACGTCGAACTCGAACCTGTAGAAGCCCGGAGTGGCGATGACGAACACATCGCCATTCGACCCGTCCTTCGCGTAATTGCCAGCCAAGCCCTTGATGGCCTTCACGACCGGAGTGCCATCGTCGGCCACCGCAACGTTAGCGTCGAACACGCGGAACGCGCTCAAACCAGCGTAATCATCACGTCCGGCACGATAATTCGAGCTTGGCACGACGGTCAGGCCGGCATTGTCGCCGACCTTCACGCCGTCCGGCGAATTGGAAAACGAGTAGAGCGGGAAACGCACGCCATACGTGCGCCCGTCACGATGCGCGTCGAAATACTCGCGCACATTCGACACGACCTTCTTCGCAGTGTCATAAGCGAACTTGGTGCCATCCACGGCACCGGCCTTCTGCGCACGCTCCAAACGAACGTAATCACGCACACGCAAAAGCTTATCAGGATTAGCCAAAACAAACCTCCTTTAAAAAACTCAGGCATTGATCGCGGACACAGCCCAATCCACATCGGACTGGTCGATATCAGCCAACGGATTGCCGGTATTGACCGGAGTCAACGTGGCCGAATCAACTTCGACCAAATCAGCGAAATTCAACGCGTTGGCCGAATCAGGCACCTGCACGACTCGAACGAACCGCCAGGAATCGGCGCTATCGCCGATGGTCACCTCGTAGGCGAACGTGTTATCGGTCGGCGGCACCGTAATGGTCGCGGTGCCATGCGCATCCAATTTCACCTCGAACGAGTCACGCACCACGATGCGCTTACCGCTGTTGAAACGGCTCGTCGGAACGACGTGAACCGTCTCACCCGCCAAGTCAGCGATACCATCCGCACTCGGATGGCCGAAGTCAAACTTGATCTGAGTCAATATTTCCTCCTTGCAAAGAGAAACCCGTCGAAATCGACGGGTTTAAAAAAAATCAATCCTCCGCAGTCCCGTCATCGGGAATGCGTTCCAACGCCGCGGAAAGCTGGGCCTGGAGAATGGCTACCTGCTTGCTGAGCGTGCCTATCTGAGCCGCGAGCCGGTCGATGACCTGATTCGCGTCAGCAGTGACATCAGCCATAATCAACCCCCTAATCCGACGCGATGACCGTATCGATTCGCGTCACACCACGCATGGCGTCCAAATCCAACGTCCGTGTCTCATGCGTGGAGATATCCTCCAACACGACATCGGAACCATCAGGCTTGAACGTGGCACGCACGCCACGCGAATCATCCTGCCATACTTCGCTGGAATCCTGTGAGAACACGTACTTCAATCCCAGCCGGTACAGTTGGAACTTCATGCTTTCGGAAGGCGGACGCAAATCCACCACATCGTCAGCCATGCCAACTCCTTATCCTTCATCACCTGTTCAACAACGCGGAACCCGGATGCAACTGGAAGATGAACAACGTCGCACCCCAAGGACGTGTGCTGGAACAGCCACCCATGACGATATCGCCCGGGTTCCAGCCTTTATCATCGTTCTCACCGATGATGAACGCGCCACCGGAACCACCATAGGCGAACGTGCAAGGCATGTTCACGCCATGCAAAGGCCGGTAATCCTCGTTGAGATTCGCCACAACCATGTAGTTTGAGTCGAAACCCGGATTATTGGACGCCTCGATCTGAAGGAACACATACTGTCCAAACACCATCATGTGCGTTCGCGGGTCCTTGCCGGAAGAACCGCAATAGTCAACGCAATTGTTCTTCCACACCATGAAATCCGTGGCCTTCGACGGCGAATACGGGTCGATGCGCTTGCCGCCGATATACACGCCGCCATTGAACTTCGTACCATTGGAATTGCCGGACGGGGTGATATCAACACGGTCGGATATTATCTGGCTCCTCGTACTGCCATCCAAATACTGGGTGACACTGAACTCCGCCTTACTGGTGTTGATGCCGAAGTTCAAACGCCTGTACGAGCCGGGGTCCTGCTGACTGCCGTCAGTGACCTTGGTGTAGGTGCTTTCGCCTTGCAGATACCATTCGACACCCTCACTGTCATACGAGACCATGCGCCCCAATATCTTGTTGTCGATATTGGTGTTCGCTATCTCGATGCGCGGCCCGTCCATTGCGGTCATGAGCGTTCCGGCCATAAGATTGTTGGAACCATCCAAATGGATGGAACGCTGGCCGTTCCCATCGTAGAAGTCGAACGCGCCATCATTGAGCTTGAACCCAACCTTGTCGGACGCGCTGCTTTGAATCAACGCGCCGGTGAACGTGCCACCGGTGAACTCGCCGCCAGTGAAAGCGGCGGCTGTTATCCTGCCGTTCGTGATGACCGGCCCATCCATCGTGACCGAACCATCGGACGCCTTGAGCGCGAACTTCGCCTTATGGTCAGCGCCATACGCGGCAAGACCACCGGACGTAAGCTTCACGCCGGTATAATCATCCGGCGAGGTCTGCACGATGGAACCAGTCACCTTCACGCCGGACAATTCGCCACCGGACTGGATGGCACCATTGATGTTCAGTTTCCTCGACTTCACGTCATATGCGAAATCGTCACCAAGATACATGCCAGCGGAATTGATCTTCACCGTGGCGCTATCGGCGTTCTCGCTATCACGGAACTCGCTGCCGATGATGACCGCGCCCTCGACCATGCCGGTGAACTTCTTAGCGTTCGCGTCGATATCATTACGTGCCGCAGTCAATCCGTCACTGACGGTCTTCACCTGCTTACCGGCGTCATCCTTCGCTGCGGCAAGCACCTCGTCGGCGGCGTCGGACAAATCCTGTTGGGATACGACCGGAACCACGATGACCGTGGCATGATCGGACTCTTCGGACTTGTTCGGTTTGAGCGTGCCGTCATCGTCATGCGCGTTGTCGTAGGCCACGGCCCACACTTCGACAACATCTCCGACCGGGAGTCTGCCGGTGACAAGCTCACCCTTTCCGGGCAGTTGCCCCAAGTCCATCGTCTCACCGGTGCTATCGGGCTTCGCATACACCTCAACATGGTCAAAATCGGCTGGAACGCCACCCTCAAGCGTGCCATTCCAATGGACGGTCACTATCTCAAGAGCCGAAGTCGCGGTGACGCCAGTGGGCTTTCCCGGAGGCGTCGTATCGCCCACCCACGGGACAAGCCCGTTCGCACCGGCGTTCTCACCGCCGCCAATCCAAGTCTCGGTACCATCACCATTATCCACGGAGATAACACCGGTCAGATAGGTGAGACGCATGTTCGAGTTGCGCAACGCTATGTCAGCCAACGTCAACGGCAAAGCCGAATCATCCGGCCTGAGTTCAACATGGTCCGCCAATATTCACCTCGATTCAGGCAGTCGGGTCGGCCACGGGGTCGAACTTCACCGTCACCTTGCCGGTCTCATCACCGCTCATCTGCATCAAGCGCATCGGATACACGCCATCAGGCAGATCGGGGAAGCCGTCTATGGCGATATCGAACATCTCCCCCGGCCAGAACGACCCCAACGGATGCAACGGCAATCCTATCGCATCACAGTCGTTCACGTCTATCTCGCCGGACAATTGCATCAACGGCTGGCGGTTCGCGTTCAACATGCCGTTCGCGGCGGCAGCTAACAGCTCATACGTCTTCGCGTCGGTGTCGCTCGTGGTTGTCTCGCGCAAAGGATATGGGTCCTGACGTTTCACCAGAGTCAAATCCTCGCTCTGGCAGCACATCGTGCCCGAATCCGAACCGGCGCCGGTCGCATACACGCGCATGAACGGCGCGGCACGGTCTATCTTGATGTTCTCCAACGTGCCCCCATACGGGGAGCACGACAACGACAGCCGCCTGTCCTGATTCAGATAGATGTCACCGTCAGAACCGGCGAGGAACCTGAACCGGACATGCTGCGAATCAGACAAGTAGGGCCGGAACTGCATATCAGGCCCACCATCAGCATTCGCGATGTTCTTCAGAATATCCGCCGCACGATGGTTCGCCACGTTGAAATCCTTGTACTCCACGACCGTCTGCCGTGGAAGAATCGTCTTATGCGGCCCATCAGTGGAAGTCGTGCTACCGGTCTGGTTGCCGTTCCCATCGAACAAGTACACGGTGGTGGTCGTGGTCACGGTACGTTCGGAATAATCCTTGTAGTTCTTCGTGACCGTCTTCTTCACGACCGTGGTCTGCGCCGTGGTCAACGTCTTCACGGTCGTATGCTGTTTCGTGACCTTGCCCTTGCGCGTGTTATACGTGTACGGGTGGGTTTCCGTGACCTGCTTCGTCTTCTTCGTCACATGCTGTTCCGTGATCGTGGTCGTGTCACCGTCAACGGAAGTCTCCACATACCCGTCAGCCGTGTTCACACGCTTCTTGCTCTTCTGCTTCGGAGCGTTCTTATCCTCGCTCGACCCATCGGAAGGTAGCGAATGCGTGCCCGTCTCGTTCAGGTAAGGCAAATCGATGGGCAGTCCACCGCCCGGCTTGACGCTCGTGCATTGACGTATCACCTCGCACGCCAACGCACGCCACGACAGGTTCTCCCAACGGAACGACCGTTTTGACGTGTGGCCCGCATCCTTGCCGAAAGCATCCTCATGCACCAGATACCGGTCGTTCAGCAAGCCCATCATGCTCACGTAAGGCACGCTCACATCATGCCAGCTGGACGTGCGCACGCCCAACGCGCCCGCCAATATCGGCGTGCCCATCGACGCGGTGTCATCCAACACGCTCTTCCAACACAACACAAGACCACGCTTGTACGGTTGCAAAGCGGCGGCACGGGCGGCAGGGTCATCGCCCGGTATCTGGGACCAAGGCAGTTCCAAGCCGGACACCTCGTCATCGCCGACTCCCTTGTCCTTCGTCGTGGAAAAACTCGAATCCGAAACGGTCATCGACCAAGTGAACGACGGTATGTCGATCTCCTGGGCCAACTGGCCGGAAACCGTGTCATACAGGTACGCCACCCAAGTCATCAGACCACCTGTCCCCTATCCCAGATGATGAACCGGCGTCCGCACCACAAGGCGTCCTTGTTGTCCTGCGACGCATTGTAATGGAACACGGGAGCGTTGCCGTTCTGCAACCAAGTACGCAAGCGTGCCGTATGATGCCCCTTGCTCACAGCCGTCACATACGACGTCTCATGCGTCTCCCACGCGCCATACGAAACGAAGTTCGCGCACGAATGGTCCAAATCCTTGTTATCGATCTGGAAGCCGATGGCCCACTCGGTACGATGCGACGTATCCGCCCACGAGGTAGCGCCAGCGGAACTCAGATTGCATTTGAACGACAATTCCAACATACGGTCGGAAGGCAAATCGAAATCTATCTGCTGCTCGAAATAGTATTTCTTGACCGTCGAATCGCCGGTCATGTCACGCCTATCCCAATTCTCGCCAATCTTCCCCAACGAAGCACCATACGGTATCGCGTAATCAGCGCTCCACATCTGCACCGCGCTGGCCGTGGACGAAGCGCCAGCGGGCATCTTCATCTTCCTCAGCATGGTAGCGCCAGCCGGAATGGTAGGCTCCGCAAGACTCGCGGACGGGGAACCCTGCGTGACGCCAACGGTCACATAATTGTCCGAATCCTTGTACTCCATCAGATTATGGGCCTGAATCCACACGATGTCGATACGCGGATTCGACGGGTCGCCAGCCGCGACGGCGTTCGTCTTACCGCCCTCGTAATAGGCGAGCGTCTTACCATCCGAATCGCCACGGCTACAGACGGCCACGCCAGCGGAAACGTTATACCGCAAGTCACTGCGGCCGGTGACGTTCAACCCGTCAACCAATCCCGTATTAGCCCACTGGGCACCGATGATGCGACGATGCACAAGAGGCGTCACACCAGCGCCATTGGTATCGGGAGACACGCCCAAAGCGACGGTACTCATTCAAAACTCCTTACATGTAAGTGTCACGCACACTGCAATCAACGAAACCGGTGCCTAGATTCGATAAAGTCACACGAAGCGAACCGCCAGCCGGAATCGTGGGAAAACCACGCTGCTCCAACTGACGGCTCACATCCTGACCACCCAACTGGGCGGTACGGCTGCGGCAATCCAACACCAGCGGCACATCCCTGACCGTCTGATCGCACACAATCGACTGCTGGGTGCCTGGAAAATCCAAACGCACGCCATCCATAGGCCCATGCACTACAAACGTCGGATACGCGCGGGACGAACCGTTGTTGTACAACAATCCGACGTTCGACCCGACACCATCCAGCTTCAACCCGTAATCCAACGGATACTTGAGACCGTTACGCATGTTGACGCCATATTTCAATCCGACGTTCCCACCGGAAACATGCATGGCCGACAATTGGCATGTGTACTCGTCCATGCTCAATATCTCGGGCCGTTCGCATGTTACGGTGATCGTGCAGTCATCCAACCATCCGTCACGCGCATACTTAGCGGACGCTTTCACAATGGCGCGTCCCGTCGTGTAACAGTCGTAGCCCGCATCCCTCAACCGGAACCGCACCTTGCTATGCGCACACACGCGGCGAACACGGTTAAGAAGCCGGACAACACCCTGACGGTCGTGAGCCGACGCAATGAAATGCAATGTCAGCACGCGAGCGGAATACAGGATGTCCGAAGCCCACACGTCATGCGCCCCATCGCCCTGACCACGCTCGCTCATCACCGTCTTGTCATCCGGCGTCTCGAACCAACCCTCGACGCCATCCTCACCGATCAGGAGAACATCGTCACCGGGATTCGCATTGCCGCCACCGTCGAACGTGAGCGTTTCCACCCCGTTCGACAGTTCGACCAGTTCAGGAAGATCGTCACTCAACGTTGATACCTCCTAGCCTCAGCCAACGCGTTCCGATGCAATATTGGCGCGGCAACATACAGATCGTCATTGCTTCTGACGACCTTCGTGTTGAACGTCTGATTGACAGTCGTTCCAGTGCTTGCGGGAACCTGAACGTTGACCTCATACAAGCCGGACATCATCTTCTCCACACGCCCGCCAGCCGCATACGCGCTACGGCTCATATCAACCGCACTACGCGCATACGACGTGCGAGCCTGAGACACAGCCCTATCCAGATCACCGGTAGCGTTCAACACGTTCAGGAAATTCGGGCCGACAGTACGATCAAGCTTGCTCACGGAAGCAGCCCTGATCACATGCTCGCCGTTCGACAACCACGCGGGAATAGAATCAGACGTGCCAGTACCAGGGCCATAAACACGACCACCAGTGGCATGTCCTACACTCGCCATGCCTTTGGCGACAACGGACGCATCAAGCCTCACGCTCTTGCTTTTGATGCTGTTCCACTGTCCAGCGAGACCTGCGACGGCATCATAACCGGTAGTGGAAGCGTCAAGACGGCTACTCCACTGCTTAGGCACGCCAATAATCTGATTCTTCGCGTTAACAGCTACCGACGCGGTATTGCCAAGACCCGCAAGAAGCGTAGGCCAATTACGAGGGACAGCCTCGATATTGCCTTTGGCAAGCTGGGCTATGATACTCGCCCTATCCGTCGCATCAATCACGGTAGGGGTGGTCTGCTTCACGCTATTCACAGAGGACTGCGCGCTAGCCACACCCGCTTGCGTGTTATCCGTTGCGGTGATGGACGCGGTAACAGGCGTCTGCTCGATAGTGTACAGGTTCTTCTTCGCGCTATCCGTGCCGGATTGCGTCTGATCCAAAGCGTCAATCAGAATTTGAATCTGCTTATCGGTCAGACCACTATCCTTCAACTTCTGCTTGACTTCATCGAGCTTCGGTCCAGCTTCGTCTGTCGCAAGAATCTTGATATCGGCATCGGTCAAACCAAAAGCCTTCGCCAAAGCCGTGGCGTTCTTGATCTTATCCGACGCGTAATCCTGAGCCGCAAGAAGAATAACCAAATCCTTCTTGCTCGCACCACCCATGAGCGCCTTCACAGCGCCAGCCAACTGGTCGAAACTCGTTATATCGCCCTGTTGGACGAGATCAAGAATGATTTCCTTCTGACCTGTGGTTAACTCAAGCTGGTCGATATAATCCTGAACCTGAGCCTTCACCGAATCCATGTTCGTCAGATCGAACTTCGTGGACACGTTATCCGGAATAAGACCCATCTGGTCGGCGAGTGCGGCGGCGGCTTCGGCTGACATGCCGCATTGTTCGGCCATCTGAATGATTTCCTGACGTGCGGAATAGACGGCGTTCTTGGCTTTCTGGTTCGCTTCGGCGCTGCCGTTGCCCGCGTAGATGATGTTCTTTGCGGCCAGTAAAGCGCTGTTCGCGTAATCGGACATCATCTTGCGGTTGGCTTGGGCGTTTTTGCTGTTGCCTTCCAGTTCGTAATTGTTGGCGGCGAGGGATTCGGACAGCAGGCTGAGCTTGTCGGCGGCCAATGCCGAAACGTTGGCGACGCTATCGGCGCTGCCAATCCAGTCGGACGCCACCTTCATGCCCTTTACCCATTCGGTGTGGGAGTCCTCAAGCACGCCAAGCAGACGTTCGGCGGCTTCGGCCTGCTGTTCGTTGGCGTTCACCATCTGGCCGTTCGCGCCCATAACCCACTGCTGGTCGTTTTTGATGGCCTCAAGCTTCTTATGCATCTCGTTATAGGCGTCGTTCGTTCCGGTCGCGGCGGAATCCAATTGTTTGACGCTGATGCCAAGAGCATCGGCCGCATCGGAGGCGTTCTTGAACGGACTTATCGACTTTGTGACACCGCTAAAAAGCTTTTCGATGGCATTGCCACCAGGAAGCTTCCAACCGTAATCCTTGTCGGTCCAATTCTTCGAGACGGTCTTCTTGGCTTTGGAAACAGCCGTTGAAGCGTCCGCCGCGCCGCTTTGAACATTTTTGAACGAGTCGGCGACGGTCCGGTTCACCGATTGCGTGTGCGCGGCGGCGTCATTGTACGAGCTGATCGCACTGCCCGCCAGACTCAACGCAGTGGTCACGCCACCGATGGCGATGCCAACAGGCCCACCAAGGAAGTCAACCACACCACTCCACGCATTCCTGAACAGGCCAACCTTACGGGAAGCCGTCTCAGCCTCCTCAGCCGTCCTGCGAATCGTGGAAGAACCCGAAGAGACAACAGCACCAGACTCGACAGTGGAAGAACCACGCTCAGCCGAATGCATACGATTCAACTTCGCGGTAGTCCTATCAGCCTCACTACCCAATTCACGAATACTGGAAGCCTCACCAGTCAACACGCCAGCCGTCTGACCAGACTTCAAACGAGCCATAGCCTGAACCAGCTCACGCATGCTGATGGACGTTTCCTCGGACGTGATACCCAACTGGCTCAACGTCTTCCGATACTGCAACGTGGCCTCAATATTCTGCAACATGCCACGCTTCAACGAATTATAAGCACTGAGACCAGCCTTGCCGAACGTCGCATACATGCCAATCATGGCCTGAATCGGCGCGGGAAGAAGCTTATCGAACGCCTTGGCCGCGGCGGACGCGCCCTCAGCCAACACCTTGATCGTCGGAGCAGCCGACTTCAACGTGTTCGCCAACGTGCCACCGAACGTATCAGACAATTCGCCAACCATCGACAACAGACTGTCGAACATCGGCTGGGCGGAATCAATCGAACGGAACAGCTTCTGGAAGCCTTCGGACACGCCATCACTGAAATCAGCGATACCAGTCTTCGACTTGCCAAGCATACTGCTCACGGAACCGATACCGGTGGAAACCATCGAACCGGCATCCACAAACACCTGCTTCGTCGTATCACGCAGACTATAAGCCGCATCGCCAATCTCACGGAACGAATCATGAAACAGGCTCGAAGCATCCTTCGCGCCATCAGCCCACGCCTTGATCGTGGACTGGAATCTCACACCGTTCACAGCCTTGTCGGCACGCTGCAATTGGGTGCTGAACTTCTCGATGCCATTCTCACCCTCGGCCAACGTGCCGAACGTGCCCCTGAGAATACCACCAAGGGACTTCACGCTGGACATGAGATAGCCACCCTGTTCGATGGCCTTCTCCATAGCCTGAGTGACCTTGCCGGACTTCTCCGCCTCGTCAACCCACTGCGCCATATCCGTGGCGTTACGGCTCACATAGTTAGCCATGCGCGGCAGATACGAGCTGGTCATGTCACCCAATCGGATGACGCTCTTCGTCACAGCTTGAACGCCAGGATTCAAAGACTTAACGCCCTTGACCGTGTTGCCCAGAATCGAATTGACACGGGACACGTATTCGCCTTGAGCGACTATCTTCGCGGCGTTCGCGGCTATCTTGCCTTCGGCGGAAGAAACTTTCTCCATGCCGTCAACGAACCCGTTGCCACCCAAAGCGTTCATCATGTCGATGACCGGCTGTTTCGCCTCAGACCAGAACGAGTCGGACAGCTTCTTCTGCAAGCCACCCAACTTCGTGGACGCCACATCAACGTAATCCGCGTAATTACTGACAGCCACATAACCGGCACCGAAAGCGGCGGAAACACCCAACAAAGCGCCCGGGGCAGCCAAAGCCGCCTTGCTCATAGTCACAAGAGACGCGCCAGCACTGCCAGCGGTACGAGCCAAGTTCAACGCGCCCGCACCAACGGACGTGAAGATAGCGCCCAACATGCTCCACTTCGGCACGACCTCATCGAACTTGTCAAACACGTTCACGAGCTTCTGCCACTGGTTCTGAACGCCACGGATGCCCGTGGCACCAGTGGTCATGCCCTTCATGATCTTGCCGAGATCAGTGCCCTTGAACTCCGCGAAAATATCAACCGTGCGCGGTCTCGTGAAGTAAGCGAGATGTGCGCGGGCCAAAGCGGTCTCAAGATCGACATCCATATCAAGGGTGTCGTTCTTTTCTTGGAACTTCTTCAGTTCCTCCTCGGCGTGCTTCTTGTCGATATGGAGCTTCGCCGGAATCTCCGCATCGGGATTGGACTTCAGCTTCTCCGCATATCGGCGCATCTCAGCTTCGACGTTCGAATACTCGGCCTTCAACGTGACCGGAACATCGAGCCTCTTATGCTCAAGCTCCCGCATGGTGCGGCGAATCTCGTCAGCGCCATCCTCGTAGAACTCGACCTTCACACGCTGCGACTCGAACCGTTCGATATCACGGTTCAGACGGGCGAAATCACCTTCGACATCGACCTTCACCCGCGTCTTCGGATTATCCTTCAGAAGACGCTGGTAATAGGCCAGCTGCCGGTACATCTCCCGCAGTTCGGCCTTCAACGTGACCGGAACATCGACGCCGCGACGTTTGAACGCCTCGATCTTAGACTTGACCTCACGCAGATTCTCAGCGACGAACCGCAGACGGATATCCTGACGGTTACGGACGCCGTTCCTCGAATACAGGTCGGCGAGACGCTTCTGGAAATCGGAACCCTCAAGACGGGTCGCCTTCGTGACCGGACTCTTCTTCAGCTTCTCGATACGGTCGTCGATCTCGCCAAGCATCTTGACGGTACGCTTGTACTCGTCAAGGTCGAACCAGTTCCGGTTGTTCCGCTTCATGGCGGACACGTCGGACTCAAGCTCCTTGCGGACGCCGCGATACGTGTCGATAAGATTCTCGGCCTCGCGACGCGATTCGGAGAACTGCTCACGCGCCACACCAGTGGAGTCAACCGGACGGGACCACTCGTCCCTAGCCTTCTTCGACTCGCGGGCCATCTCGGCCTGCCGCGCCTCGATCTCCTTCGCGAAACGCGACGACGCGGCCTGCTGGCCCTTGAACCAGTCGGCATACGTCTCCTGCTTCTGATGCAGTCCCAAAGCCGTGTCACGGGCCTTGGAGAAGTTCGACAGCGAATTGCCAGCGGTGACGATGCTCTCCTCAAGGGCACGCACCTGACGGGTCATCTTCGATACACGCTTCGCATCGCCATCGGACGCGATATCGATAAGCGACGACTGCGCCTTACGCAGCCTGCCAAGCTCCTTCTCCTGACCGGCGAGCGCCTTGTTGGCTGCTGTGACCTGCTTCGCGGCTTCGCGTTCCTGTTTCCACAGGTCGGATGTCGGGAGCTTCTGCGTCTTCATCTCAAGGCGTTGCGCGTCGAGACGTTCGACTTCGCGGGTGGCCTTGGCGAGGTCGCCTTTCAGTCCGCGAATGTCGTTGCGGGTTTTGACGATTCGGTTGGACAGTTTCTCGAATTGGCGTATCTGCTCGTTGGAGAGGTGTTCGTTGCCTTTGATGAGTCCACGGACCTGCTGGTACAGGTCCATCTTCTTCTCGCGGTACTTATCGACGGTCTTGTCGAGGCTTGTCGCGAACGAAAGCTGTTCGGTTTTTTGGAGGGCCGACTTCTTGAAGAAGGATGTGTCGGCAATCTCGCGGCCTTTGGCGTCGAACGCCTTGACGGTCTGGTCGAGGTTCTTTTCGATCAGCTTCGAGTTCAGCAGCCCGTTGCCACGGAGGGCCGTGTTGGTGCGGGAATTGAACTCGGACAGGCCACGGCTCAATTTGGACGAATCGAAGTCCGGTTTGAGCGTGAGGCCGCGACGAAGGCGTTCCTCTTGCTGTTCGAACCGTTTCATCCACGGGTCGATGTTCTTCGTATTGGGTTTGAAATTGAACTGTATGGAGGCGTTCTTGCCGTTCCATTCGCGGTAGGCGCGTTCAAGCTGGGCGGTGTCAGGTTCGAATACCGCGTTCACGTCGAGGTCGTTTATGTCGCGTGCGGCCTCCTCGACCTGACGGCGGAAACCCTTCGTATCCGCAGTGACACGAACGACGACCGTACCGGCGCGATGCTCGCCAGCCATAGGCAACCCCCAGAAAGAAAGACGGAAATAGAAAACCCCCACGGGAATGTGGGGGGTTGTTCAGAATCAGGTCATGTGGAACTTCGTGAACATGCGTTCGAAGTTCTCCGCTGTACCTTCGTTCTCCCGGCGAGGCGGCTTCTTGTCAGCGCCGGGAGGGAGCAGTGGATGCGGTTTTGCATTCTTGCCCCCGTATTTCGCGGTAATCACCGCGTTCATCATGTTGCGAACATCAACGGCGACCATCGTCTTCGAATCCCATCCAAGCCATGGCAGTACGGTCGGCTTGTCCGGCTTGGACTCATCGGACGTGTTTGGAGGCTCATCCTCCAATATCCGCGCCCTGTACAGGCTGTCGGGCATTGCCATCAGCCCCGCCGTGAGGCGTTCGGCGCGGGTGGGATTCAGCCTCGCGCCGGTTATGTCCAGACCATAGAAACGTTGGAAGTCGGAAGTCAGTTCGACCGGGTGGACGCGGACTTGCGCTTCGAAGCGATCGATTTTCCCAGTTGGTCCGTGTAGAACATGAGAATCGCTTCGATGAGCCAGAACAGTTCATCCAATCCGATGCCCGTCGTCCACTCGTCAACCTTGTCCGGCTCGTCGGTCAGCGACTTGACCCAATCCAAAGCCGTGCCGACGAACTCCATACGCTCGTCGATCTTCGCCTCGATGTCGTCCAGGGACTTGGCTTCGGGGCCGTTGATGTCGGCGTTGAGCGTGAAACCGGCCATGCCGGACAGTTTGCGTAGTTCGGCCGCCTCCTTGAACGAGAGACGTTCGGCGGGAGCCAGCTCCGGCAGAAGCGAGAACAGCGGCTCGTTCTCGCACATCTCCGCCCACGTCTCAGGGATGCGGAACTCGTCGGCTTCCGCAGCGGTGTTCTCTTCAACAGTCTCGTCAACCATGTTTTCTCCTATCTGAAAAGCGTTGAAAATCTCCTATCTTCCGTCAATGAAGAACGGGAAAAGACCGGAACCCCCGGATAGGAGAAACAGGGGTCCGGCGTCAATACGAAGACTGGAACAGTCCGAATCAGGACTGCTTCATCTTCGAAGCCTCGAAGAACACAATCGGCTTCTTGCCGGTGACGGTCTCCACCTCGCCGGTCATGCCCTGCTCAACAAAATCATCGCCAGAGAAATCAGGACCGCCATCGAAGGTCACGGAAACCTTGCGGAACAAAGCGCCGAAACGGATGTCCGAATCATCATCTGCGGACTCCTGAGCCAACAGGAACAGGCTGAACGTCTGCGGCTTCTTGGTGATGTCCACGCCGACGCCGCCTTCCTCGTCATTGCCGTTGTAGATCAGCTTCAGAGTGTCGCCATCCAACTGCAACGACTTCGCGGTGATGGTGCAGGTCGAATCGGCGTAAGTGGTGCGCAGGTTCTTACGTGCCCACGAACTATGCGTGGTCGCGTCGCCGCCGTCGAACGAGAACGAAATCTTGTTGTCGGCGGAAGTATGCCCCAGATTCTTCCAAGTGCCACCACCACTGCCCGCTGGAATGGTGTCCGAGTTCAACCGGAACGCCTTAGCGCCGGAAGCCGGAAGAGCGGTTCCGACCGGAGCGTAGAACAAAGTGCCGTAAGTGGCAATCAAAGTAGCGTCGTCATTAAACGCCATCTCATATCTCCTTACAAAAAAGCCCCGCACGAGGCGAGGCTGGAAAACGAAAAAACGGAAAATCATCCGGCGCGAAGCGAATCCTCCGCGCGGACGGTGAACGAGGAAGCGGAATACTGCTTCACCTTCTTGCCCGTGGCCTGCTTGCCGCCAGCGCTCTTGCCAAAACCGGGATTGCCGACAATCCGAATGACGCGACCATAATCGGTACGTCCATAACGCGGCCACTGCATGATCTGCTGGTACACTTCCTGCGCCAAGCCGAAAGAGCGGTCGGCGTCGTTCGTGGCGACGATGATGTCGATATCGCAATCCCACACGCCGGTCGAATGATTGCCGGTAGCCATGGTCGGCGCGTTCGAATGGAACAACACGATGTTCGAGAACGAAGCCCACGCATCGACATCCACATCGACCTCGTTGAGCACATGCACGTCAGGCCAATCCGCATTGTCCGTGAAACCGGCTGTCAGGAGCGTGTACACGAGCGAATCGAAATCGACCATCGGACGCTCCTGCGGGTAACGCTCGTAATCAGGCTGAATCAGCGGCATCAGACACCACCGTTCATACGGGCCGCGTCACGCATCACATGATGGCCCTCGACCCAATGGCGGCGCTGCACGTTCCATGCGCCCCACTCGTGTTCGACGGCCACGTTCGACCCGTCACGCCCCTCCACGTCAAGACACACGTCGGTGTCGATGCCGTGGTAACGCTTCTCAAGACTCAGGTCCTTCGCGACCGGAATACCCGGGTCGCGGCCCTCGGCGCGCACGGTCGCAAGCATCCTCGCATCGGCAAGCACCTCGTCGGCCTTCTCCGACGTGGCCTGCGGACCGAACCATTCGGCCACCTTCGTGCTCAGATCACGGTCAATGAAAACTCTTGCCATCGGCCTCACCCCACACATGGTCGTCAGGGTCCGGTTCGGGAGGCTTCGGACGCAACCCCACCGGAATCTGCGAATAGTCGGCGTTACGCCGGATATGCATCTCATAGTGGGGAACCTCGCCATGCTGACGGAACGTCGGAGCGCCGTCAACGTCGTAGCAGTCGCCCTGATACCAGACCTCCGTATGGATATCGCCATGCCATTCCACGGCAGCGACCTGAGACGGCGTGACCTCACGCAAACCGCCCCAAGTCTGCGGCGACTTATCCTCGGCACCGGAAATGGAAAACATGCCAGCCTGCTGCTCGCGGCCTTCGATGGAACACCAGCACCAGTAAGCCTTGCCGGGCACATACGTCGTGCCATGAGGCCCACGACGGACCGTGTACAACACGACGATCACCTTGTCCCGATACAGAATCGAATCAGGCTTCACCCAAGGAACCGTGACATCCTTGTAAGGATGCTCCACAACGGCATCGGAGCCGGACTTATCGTAAGGATGCCCCAAATCCCATGTTTCACGAGACATAGGCATCACATTCCATAGATACGGTTCACACCGACGCCAACGGTTCCGATAGGACCGCGCCCATTCGCATAGCCGTCAAGAATCTGCTTCTCCCTTTTCGACAGATACAGATTCGGCGACGCATCCTTGCCTGGCGGATTGTCCTGCGGGTCGAAACGCGTGAACTGGTACGTGCCGTTCGATTCGGTCTTGATATCCGAATAGCGGATGACGCGCCACACCATGGAACAGATGACGAACTCGTAATCCTCAAGGTCAAGGTCGCCGGACTTCAACCGTGGCAAGCAGTTCGTGCTCGAAGTGGACGCCACGGTCTCCGCACGATGGCACATGTACGTGAGCCAAGCGTTCGGATACCGTTTCAACACGTCGGCGTCGGGAAGGCAATGAAGCTCCAAGCATTCCACCCAATCGACGGCATCGGTAACACCATTCGACATCAGCGAAACCCCCTAAGCTTCAAGAGGGCTACTTGCCCAACACGTCCGCCTTGAAGGTCGAGACGGCCTCCTTCAGAATCGGCAGATAATTGCCGTTGACCCAAATGTCGTAGTTCAACGGAGCCTGATGCGACAACATAGCGCCGATAAGACCATCGTTTACGCTCTTGTTGATCTCGTACTCGGAGTTCTGGGCCTCTGCGGTAGGACCGGACAGGGTAGCGCCAAGAGACGAATCGTTGAACGACGGAAGCAGGATGAAGGTCTTGTTCGGGAACGCGGTGGAGACATCGGCATCCATGTCGAAAGTGTTGTCGAGCTTCAAATCCTCGTAAGCCTCATCGACCAGAAGCACGTCTGTGATGCCGGACTGCGTACGAAGCACGTCCAACACCTCCTGACGGGTCAGCTTGGTCTTGGAATGCTCCAAATCCATGCCGGACACCTGCGTACGGAAGAACTCGTTGGTGCGCATGGCATCGATGACCACACCGGTGGTGGCGACGGCGTGCGGCTTGCGACCGTAAGCCTTGCGCATGATCTTCACCCAAGCTTCGATGTCGTCGCACGGGTTCGACTTGTCGTTATCCCAAGTGGTGGTAGGCTTCACATCCTGCTGGTTGCCAGGACGCTTGAACGAATACGTCACATCGACGCCGTTCTCCTTGATGACCACCTTGCCGGTCACCAAGCACTGCAAACGCTCCAACTCCTCGGTCACACCGGCCTGCTGGCCCAGAGCCTCGAACTTCGTCTCGGCCTGATCGTGGATATAGGCGGTATCGTCCTGATGCTTGGCGATATCACGCTCGGAGATATGGTCCATACCGGACAACGGCAACAGGCCGGCATGAATCTCAGCGGTCGAGGTCTCGGACTTGGTGTGCCCGATCTCGGCATCCAACGCACGATGCTTCATCGCACGGGTCTTCGACTTCGGAATGACCGGAGTCCACGAAGCGGTCCAGTCGCCACCATTGGAGGTGACCGGGAAGATGTTCGACAACGGCAGGATGCTGTTCACATAGTCATGTCCCGCCTGAGCGACCTCGGTCGCCTCGGACGGCGGGATGATAGTCTTGTCAATAGCCAAGAAAAACTCCTTAGATACGCAAAAACCCACCGCGATGGGTGGGTTTCACAAAATTTTTAGAGGTTAAGTGACCGTCAATCAGGAAATCGTGATGTTCACGGTCTTTCCGTTGGACAAAGTGGCCTTGCCAGCGGTGATGGCCTTGGACGACGGGTCCTGAGTCAATTCGATCTTGGTGATGGTCGCACCATCCTTGCCAGCCGGACCCGGAGTGCCAGCCGCGCCGGTCGAAGCGGACAACGGCGTCACAACGTCATCCTCAACGTCGTAGAACTCGCCGCCCCACACGGCACCGGACTCCGGCTTCACCGGAAGATTCGAGGCCACGATGTCGCCACGATAGGTCATGCCCACGGTCGGGTCGTCCAAATCCCAGCCGGACAGGTTGATGTTCACGGCCACCATGGATTCAAGCAGACCTGCGATCTTGGTCTGACGGCCATCGGTGGCCTGCTTGTCATACGGACCATACGAGCCGACGTTCGCACCGGAAGTGATCTTCGCCAGCGGAATGCCGGAACGAATGTAAACGGTCGTGGCCTTCGGACCCACACCGGTCAGATACTTGTTGTCTTCGGTCTTGAACAATTCAGGCACGATGGTGACGGACACCGAATCATTGGTGTTCTTCTCGCCATAACGCCAGGAATTGTCCTCCTCAACGGTGACGATGCCGGAGGAATGAACCATCTCTTGAGTCATACGCTCAATCCTTTCAAAGAATCAGTAGGAAACTACTTGCTGCGCTTACGTGCCTTCTGACGTTCCATCACACGCTTGTAAGCGTCGCCCGGCTGACGTTTCGGATGCGAGGTGCCGGACGGGAACTCGGCCTGCATGGCTACCTTGCGTGCCAAAGCATCCTCAGTCTGCTGCGGTTTCCTCTCCACCTTGGAAGTGTCAATCGGGTTGTACGCCGCATACTTCTCAGCCCACGACGCGATGGCCTCCGGCTCCGTTGCGGGGCAGAGGTCGGAAAGAACAGCGTCCGTGATCTGCGGATACTTAGCCTTGGCCTCAAGACGCGCAATCTGCGTCTTCGCGGCCTTAAGCTCCGCGTCAGCGGACTGGAAAGCCTTGTAATTGGCCGAAGCACGGTCTTCGTTCTTACGGCTCATAGCCTTCCATTTGGCAAGCTCGTCATTATCGGACGGCTTGGAAGAATCATCGGAACCCTTATCATCAGCCGGAGCGTCATGCTCGACGGCGGGCTCGTCAACCGGAGTGGTCTGAGCATCCTTCACGGCATCCTCGACCGTTCCGGCCTGCCCAACAGTCTTGTCCTTTTCGGATTCGACTTCATTATCCTGAGAGGCCATAAGACCAAATCTCCTTAATATTTAAGCGGCCAGTCCCAAAAAACCGCGAGAATAAGCCAACAGGCTCCGCACATACTGCCAAGCCTGCCTAGTGTGGACTGTCTTTTTGAACTCATACGAACGCCCATCGAAACGGAATTGAACCGAATCCATGTCACCATCCAGCAATTCCTTGTACCGGGCGTTGAACTCGGTCGCACGGGCGAACATGCGCTCCATCTGGGCGCGGGTCATCCTCATGTCAGGCAGATGCCATTCCGGCGCATTCGAGTTCACCGGAGCATCCTTGCGAAGAAGCACAGGCCCAAGCTCGCTGTTGTTGACGACCTTCACGCGAAGCTTCGTCAAATCCGTCGCGCTCGTGGAATAATCACGGCCAGCCGTTTTGCCAGCGGCCTTGTAAATCGTCATCAAATCATCCGAGTTCAATTTCAACCCGGGGTCGTTAGCGCCAACGATTGGAGCCACCGTACACTTGCAACGATTGTGCATGGGCATCAAATCAGCCCTCGTGAACGTGTTGGTCGCAGCCACGACACACAAACCACACGAACCCGTCTTCGACAATTCAGGATGAATCACACGCCGATACCGTTCGACACCGGAACTCCTGTAACGCGACTGTATGGCGCGATTCTGGGCGACATACCCATCGGTCACCGCGTTCGTGTCCAATTGGACCTTCGCGGACATCAGCCAAGCCTTCACATGGTTGGCGGCGGACTGGTCGGCATCCTTCAGAATCTCATCCCACGTCGCCGGTCGAATCTCAGGATTCTTCACGGCCTGAGTGCGATACTCGTCGGCGACCCTCATGGCGACCTGCCACGGGTCCGTGTTGGCGCGAACGACCTCATATTGTGGGATATCCCCCAAACCGTTCACACCGGCCAGACGCAGCATCGTATCCGCATATGAGATGCCCTGCTGGCGCATGGCCTTCACGAACGCGATATGCTGCTGCGCCACATAAGCAGCCGCGCCCTCGGCCACCGCATCATTCCACCAGTCGGAAGGAGTCAGGCTACGCCACATGTTCCAAGCCCTGCGGACGAACTCGTCAACCAGCTTCAACCGCTGGTCGTCCAACGCCTGGACGGCAACCAACGCGCTATCGGCCATCAGACCCCCATAACGTCGGACGAATCATCCGACGACAGCCCATCGGACGACATCGAATCCGAACCGGAGCCGGTGGAGAACGAATCCAAACCGGACCCGTCACCCAGATACGAATCATTCATCGTCGCATCAGTCTGCTTCGCCGACGAATCCAAAGCCGCGTTCTGCTGCGCCATGGCATTCAGGAAACTCGTATCCTGGGCATCCTGAATCATCTCCGCGATCTCCGTCTCGGTCATATGCAGATAACGACGGGCGATGGTCTTCAACGGAAGAACACCCTTCACCTGAGCCGCCGCCTGACACTGCTCCAACTCGGACGGAAGCTCCAACGGCTCCCAAGTCGTCTCGAAACGCTCCTCCGACGCGTTACTGCCGGAAGCGGTCAACGCCATCTTCAACAGGAGCACGAAAGCGTCATTGGCCCTCATGTTCATGTCACGGACCTTCAACCGCAGCATACGGGTCGTCAGCTTCGCACCCTCGGCGGAACCAGCCACATCAGGCGAAAGAATCGACAACGGAGTGCCAGTGGCACCTGCCAGAAGCTTCACATCGGAAGCGGCCGCATTCACAATCGGCGTGATATCCGTAATGGACGATTCGCCAATCTTCGCATCGGCGGGAAGCAGCCACAACGCGGCGGGACCCATCTCGAACAGTTCCGAATAGTCGATCTTGTCACCGGCCTGAGCCTTACCGGCCTTGACCGCAGGGTCGTTCTTCTGGTAATACTCAGGCATGTCGCCCGACACCCAACGCTGCTTGAACGCCTGCATCTCCTGAATGCAGAACCGTTGAAAACGCTGCTGGTCGATGGACCTCAACGTCTTCAATGAAGCCTCGAACTGGCCCTTGCCGTTAGGAGTGGTCAACTGCACGATAGGAAGACACCCGCAATCAAGGGCGAACTTCCAATCATCGCCGGAAGATTGGCCCTCCCACTCGAACTGCGCCTCGAACTCCGGGCGCTTCTTCGAATCGTCGTTGGCAAGGTCATACACGGTATCCTCGTCATCGACCGAATCGGAAGGCAGTGTGCGCGACTTGACCTCATGCTTCGCGGTACGCGAATAGATGCTCTGAATCTCACCGTCATCATTACGGACGATGCGATACAAAGTCAACCGTTCGATCTGCTCTTCCTCGGACCACCCATACACCACAGCCGAATCCTTGTCGTCGGACACAACCGTGCTCCACGGACTCAACCGTTGGATATACGAAGGATTCTCCTTGCCGAGAACCATCGCATACGCGGCACCGTAGATCGCCGCATCCATGAACATGTTCAACGAACGGACATCCATGCCGCACTTATCCCACATGTCATCCGCATCCGTGCTCCGCATCGTCTTATCGGCGACAAGACGAAAACCGGTAGGATGCTGCGACGTGATTACCGCATCCGCAATCGTATGGGCCAGATTCAACGGGCAGATATCCACAAAACGCCTATACACGGCACTGGCCGTAGTGGTCGCCGCCTTCGGCACGGACTGCAACGGAACCGTCTCACGACCGTCATAAAACGTCTTCAACACACACAGGTCAGGAATGCGATTCTGCAAACGCGTCGCAAGACGCGTCAACGCCATACCGTCACCATCAGGCTCGTCATCACCCGTAACAAGACTCTGCATATTAGAAGATGTGGAAGCCATACGAACACCCCAAAATCACCAGACCCGCTGCGGCATCACCCGCTGCGGACCATCCTCCTCGAACTGGCCCAAATACTTCTCACGCGCCGCATAAGCCAAAACGCCAGCCATGCACGCATCGATCTTGTGCGGACTCTTAGGCGTCTCCTTATGAATCTGATAGCCCCAACTCTTCTCACGCCGCTTCGCGTTACGGAAATGCGACACAAGACGCGGGTCGGCACACAAAAGAATATTATTCGGGTCAGGCTCCCCCTCCTCAACAGGCTCGGGAGCATACTCAAACGACGAATGCGCGCACTGCAACGCACGATACATATCCTGCGACCAGTTATTCGTCCAAAACTTCATCATCGAAGACTGGCCACGGGCGAACACCTTCATGCCACGCCCATACTCAGCCTCCCAGCCGCCAATCATCGACTCGAAGAAATGCGCATCGGCGAAACAGCCGATGACATTGTAATTCTCGAACATACGACGCACGGCGGCATCGAAACCATCACGGTCAACACGCCAATCAGGGTCCGCATTATCAGGCCGCTGCTGCAACTTGATAAGAAACAGCAAACCATCGGACACGCGACAACCAACCAACGCGGTCGAATCATTGCGAATCGAACCATCGAACCCAAGCGTGATCTCCTCATCCTCGTCAATGAAATCCTTCCAGACCCCATCCAAACGAGACGACGAGCCGACAGCACGGCCATACAAATCCCTGTAAGCCAAATGCGACTGGATCGCAGGCTCCGTAAGCCACGAATCCTCACTCGACGCACGAGAGTTCAAATAATAACGAATCGAATCATTCGGGTCCGAATCAGGCTGGTAAATCTGCCCCATCAGACCATGAATGTCAACCCAACCATCCTTCGACGGCCCCGGCTCGACGCCATCATCACGAAGCGAGAACCCCTCAACCGAATAACCATCGGCATCAACGGCCTCGATACGCCCATCAGGAAGAATGATGTAATCCTTACCATCATCCGAATGGGCGGCAGAACCATACGACTCATACAACGCGTGCTCAAGCTTCTTCTCATCAGGAAAATCCTCGATAGGAAGCGTCGAATACCGATAGTCGAAATACAAGCCCTTATAATGCTTGGAACGGCCAGCCTGAATATCCTCCGCAATCTTCAACGTGTTCTCCGCCACACTGTTCTGACCCGGACGGAAATACGTCGTCATCTCCAACACCCAAGGGTCGGCATCCAACGAACGCTTCGGAAGATTACGCTGAACCGTCTTATACATCGAATGATGCTTCGGCAGCGTATACAGATGCACCTCATCCATCAACGCGAAAGTCTCAAGACCACCATCCTTCGACGCATCACCGGAAGTCGTGGGAATAATCTCCCCACCCTCCGGCAAGCCGATACGGGTCTTCGTGACCTCCATGCCGAAACCCTGCAACTGGGCCAACGGGCCGGAAGTGCAGTTATAGTAAATCGAATCGAAGATATTGCCCGACTGGTCCTCGGACGTAGCCAAACACAGAATCTCAGGACGCTGGACAGGACGGCCAACAGGCTCACCCGGCAGATAATAGTAAGTCTGACCAAGAAACGTATACGTCTCACCCGGCTTAGCCCAATGGTCGAAACGACACGGGCCAAAAGCCTCGAACAAGGCCAGATCATTACCCAAGCCACTCTTGTTGCAACCCTTCGGACGCCACAAGCTCACACGATTGAACCTGCGCCGACCATCCGGCTTCAACGCATAGGCGTTCAAATAGAACTGGATATACTCAGGACTATGAGTGACAGGCTTACCGGTCGCACCACCGCGACCGATGAGACTGAACATCTCAACCCACCACAACGCCAAACGTCCAAGACTCCTACGCCTATCCTCATAAGTCAGGTTAGGAATCATCAAATGCATGTCAGCCAGCCGCCTCGATCTTGCGACGCCAAGCATCGATATCCTGAATCACAGCATGATTCGAACCATCCGAAGCGGCATGGTCGTCAGCCTCCGGCACATCGAACTTCAACGCGCGCATCGAAGCCGGAGTCCAACCCAACTCGTCAAACAACTGACGCACGACCGGCATCAACGTCGCATAACGACGAGTCGAAAGCATCTCATTGATCGTCGCGAAACCCAACTGGACGGCCATCCAGGAAGGAGCCGAACGCAACATCGAAGCATTCGGACTACGCCGATACTCCTCATACCAATGAGCAACCAACGGCAACCACTCCCCGCCCTTGGGGAAAATCTGGTTAGCCGGAGGCAAATCAGGCCCCAACTTCCCATCAGGAATCTCCAAAACCTGATTGCCGGAATCACTCGTCTTCCTGCCCATAACATCACTCCCCGCAAAGCCCCATTACGGGACGACAAGCGCGAAGCCCGTTACGGCACTACGCGCACCTGCGATGAACGACAATCCGATTAGCCAACGAGTTTTCACCACCCTGCTCCAACGGCACACGCCAAGCGCCAACCGGAAAATCATCACTCAAAACATCAACCGACCGGTCAAGCGGCAACCCACAAACCGGACACGTATGAGAACACGCGTTCCACTCGTCCTCGGCAGTCCAAAAACCAGTAGGAACACTCCCCCTCCGCCCGACACGGGCATTCGACCGAGGCTCCCACAACACCGACTTCAACGGCTGCGGAGTACGATTAGGAGCCGCACCATCAGCCTTCAAACGCTGGAAACGCTTACGACAACGAGCCGAACAAAAAGCCTTGTCCCGACGCTCAGTCTCAAAAAAAGAACCACACGCCAGACACGCACGACTCATACGACGCTTACGGGCACCACTGCCACTACGCCGCCAACGATCATAATGAGACCTACACATCCCATGAGCATGAACAGGCCCATCACACCCATTCACACTGCACTCACCCTCAGCTAACCGAACGCGGGATGCCTGTACCAACGAGCCTCCTCACGCTCAACCCTCTTCCTTCGCCGCGCGTCAGCCGACTCCAAACCAGTCTTATAAGAATGATGGGCACGACAAAGAACCTGAAGATTATCCCAAGAATCATCATCAGGCTGACCATCCTCGGCACGAACGATATGATCGACCTCATTCGCATGAGCGCCACACGGACGCAACACGCCATCATCACCGATCACCGGATACTGGCAACGCCACCCGTAATAATCCAACACCTCACGACGCGTCCGCTCCCAACCAGGATTGAACCGTTCCTTACGATGCGACTTATTCCAATCGTTGGTCATCACCACTCCTCAGTGCTTCAGGAGGGAATCGAACCCTCACGTCACAGGACAACGCATTTTGAGTGCGCCGCGTCTACCATTCCGCCACCAAAGCAAAAGAACAGACAACCCCCACGCCACACTCACCACAAAACATGGGGGCTGCCCGTCATCTAACCCAAACCGCCATAAGGAAATCCAATGGCAAAAAATGGCTTTTTACCGCCAGCCACGGCGCGCGGATGCTGAGGGAGTCGAACCCCCGAACCGTTCCCGGTCGCCACCTTAGCGAGGTGGTGCAATAAGCCACTCTGCCAAGCATCCAAAAGCAAGAGCCGCCGCAGCGACTCAGGAGACTGTTCCCGCAGACTAGGCGGGTCAGCTAAAAACTAGAGCCGCCACAAGACGACTCCGAAGACCTTTCCCACAACCTGTGGGTAGGCTGAGCACAGCATGTTGGACTCGAACCAACATCGACGGTTTTGGAGACCGCCATGCTACCGGTTGCACCAATGCCATAT